TCAAATCATATAGGTCTCGATTTTTAATCGCCGCCAATTCGTCGATAACACCGCAGTGAACGTCCAAACCGTCAAGGCTGTTTGAGTTGCTCGCAAGGGCTTTTATAAATCCCATGTTCAACGGGAAGTACAAATCGGCTGCACGTTTGCGAATATGCTTGCTCAGCAATGGCGATTGTTTTATCATTTTATAGCAGGCGTTGAAACCTAGCTTTGCCTGGTCTAGCATTGTGGCGATGTTATATATCTGCGGTGAACCCTCTCCGTCATTGACCAGCATATCATTTTCGACCGCCGCAGTTTCCGTTGTCTTGCCGTTCTTTCGACCTTCGATTATCAGGCATTCGTTATACTGGCGTAGGTTGTTATCGTCAACAAAACCGAATAATGCTTGCAATCTCGCTTTTTGAAAAAGTTCTAACTTCAACGGCTGACCTAGTTTTCCAGACGGCTGCTTACAGAATTTTTCTATAAAATCCGTGTGTCGTGTTGCAATAGCTTCGTCAAAATGAAATTCATCAGGGCTTGCAAATCTGTTCAGCAGCATTTCCGAAACCTTTTTCATTTTTTCACACGCAACGATACTCCCGTCATAAATGCCAGTAAAATATTTTTCAAATTCCGTCAACGCTTTGCACCGCCTAGGAATTCCAACAACTCGTCGCCCTCGGACTTTTGCAGGCTGTCAAGGATAATATCCTCAACTGTCTTTGCCATTGCATTGTATTTTCCGATTAACGTTGCATACGCTTTACTTGCAGGGTGCTCTGTCTTGACAGTAAAACCATTGCCGTTTGTCGCTTCGATGATTGCGCCCTCTGCTTTTATCTTTTTCTGATACTCACTCAGCAGATTTTCCATGTACTCCAGCTGATCTAATAGCTTTATGCCCAGTTCTCTTTTAGCTGGTTCACAGCTATCCACAGCTTTTCGCAACTCGCTCAAATTCTTCTTGATTTTTGCCATTATCAGATTACACCCCCCTTATGCGATTTTATCGTGCGTAAAAAATGACCTTTGCCCCCTCGGTATCTTAGGAAAAAATTCAGTTCAAATTTGAGGGGGGCATAGGCATACCCGATGCGTCAAATTCACATTTTGTTAATTTTTTAGGCGATTTTTGGTAGAAGTGACCCTCGAAATTATCATGACATTTTTTGCATACAAATTCGAGATTGGCATGGTTTAATGATACCTCAGGGTCACGAATGTTCGCTGGTGTCAACAATGTTCGGTGATGAACGATATATCCAGCACGTTCGTGACATTCTTCGCAAAGACCGCCGTCGATTAATATGCGTTTGTCAATGTAGGATTGGCGACACTTCTTCCATGCCGCAGAGCGGTAAAAGGAATATGCAAAGTCTTTCATAGTGCCGCCCTCCGAAAATAAAAAATGCCACACGTGGGACACATTGCTAAGAGGTGTGTGTGGCTGATTGGTATCGGTGTCAACACCATCGCAGTATCGACCGATATATCCGCCATAGCTAATGCCATAGCGGAAGTCAGGAGATCTAAAACAAAAAGAAGTAAAAAACATGGAGCAGGTTAAGTGATGGCGCACCGCCCCTGCACATTGCCTGAGGGCTAGCCACTCAGGCGTAAAGTATAAGGTTGGCTTTTATTGAGGAGATAGCCAACTGACCTTTCGCCCTATCGGGCTATTATACAGTATAGCAGATTAATAACTGCATTTCACTGCATTTCACTGCACTCTTTTGGAACAACAATATGTTTCAGGGCTTCACCGTGAATTTTATAAATCGTGCGTTCTGAATAGTTCATATAATCAGTGATCCCCATTATGTATTCACCATTTTCTTTATTGAATTTTCCTACCCAGCGTTGATAAAAAAGATACCGTCGTTCAAGGACTTCTCGCTGGTCTGCGTCTGCTACTGCGTCAATAGATTGTTCAATTTGCAGACGTTTTTCAATCAGTATCAGTGCCAGTTCCTGCTGTCTGCGTTCGTATTCCGCTATGCGTTCTATGGTGCTTGACATCTTGTCGCCATTGCAACTACCATGACTAGCACCTGTATTTTCGTATGAAATACCAACATATTCTAGCTGTGACCGCAGTTTCTTGACCTTGTTTTCGATGATTTTTACACGCCGTTCGATTTTATAGGCGTTTTGCAAATATTCTTTTGCTGTCATTTCAACCGCCTTTCTGCACCCTGTCAGTCATTTCCGTTGATATCAGTTCCGACAGGTCAATGCCGTATGTTTCTTTCAGATAGCTGGCGTTATTGTCGTTATCGAATTCAGCCGTGTCCATGATGTCAAACGTGCTATTTACTGCGTTGATAAATGCACGCAGGCGTTTGCCTTTCCAGCCGTACCACTTATCTAGCGTCCACAGAACAGTTGCCATTATCTGTTCTGTGATATCCTGCATAATCTCGCCTTGCAGTTCACTATATCTTTTCTGCATTTCCTTTGCGACCTCTTTCTTGATGTCGCTTTGTTTGACGATGTTTGTTCGTGCCTTCATGGCATTTCACCAGCTTCCAGAAATTCAGGGGTATCGAAAACATTTCCGACAATTTCGCACATATAAAAATTGCTAGGGTATATGTTTGACGTGTCACTTTCTCCGAAAAAACCAGTCTCAGGGTCAAATTTAATTTCAAAAACCTTTTTGTCAATATGTTTTGAAATATTTCTGTCGCACAGGCAGAGATCCCCCTCAAAAATTTTGTTGTCGTTCATGTCTGTCAGACCTGTGTACTGACCGACAGTTTCAGGGTCAACCGAATATGTTATTGGGATTGTATCAACAAACTGTTTGTCATTGAAATCATCGATTACCAGATTGTCACAAATAATGTGTTCAAAATCAGCACCCTTGTCCTTGAAGTATGGGCGTTTCCTAAGAACGTAATATCCACTTACCCATTTGCCATTGGCAATGCGTTTGCCACGAAATAATATTTCACGCATTGTCGTCTCTCCTTGTTGCCAAACTTTTAGTGCCATTTTTTTGCACCTGCGCAGGCACTGCCACAAACGACCACTCGTAAACTTCAAGCGGCTCGTCAAGAATGTGATAACACAGCCTACCGCCGTATTCACACCCCTTTTCATGGTCACAGCCGCCCTTGTGCATATCCTCTCCGCATACAGAGCAAAGCTTCTCTCCCATGGTGCAGGTAATGGATACTTCTTTCTTTATTCCACTCTGAATCTCGCTTATAAGATCGCTGTTAGAAGCAGTTCGCACCATGTAAGCCTTTGCCATAAGTCTGCGGTAGACCTCGCCGTCTGTCGTAGTTTTCTCAGGCAGAGTTTCCACCCAAGTGTCAAATATTCTAGCAGTCTGCTTTGAGCTTTTAGGGTCATGGTCGAAAATACCCGTTCTGCCCTTAAAAAGCTTCGCAAGCTTCCTCAAAGCGCCTGATGAAAACTTTTCACCGTCTCTGTCAATGTTATTGTCACAAAGCGCCACCCTGAAAACAAATACCTTGTCCTCCGTGAGCGGCTTTCTTGCATAGTCGTTTATCTTTTCAAGCTCCTCGCCTGATACTGTTTCGCTCATTGCATTTCCTCCTTCATAGTTCTTTCTGTTCTTTCTCTTTCTCGTGAATATACTGCCCAATAACTTCTAATATTCGACTTTGTAACGCATAAGAAATTTCAATCTCGCAAACGTCTGGAACGCAAGTCTGCCTTCTTTTAAATTTTAACTTTGGCTTTGTAAAAATTAAAGTCGGACAAGAACTGGAACGAGTGCAAAACCCTTTTAAAAATGTCTTTATCTGAAAACCTCTGTCATTCTTTCTGACCTCGAAGGTTTTCTCACCGCTCAGAACAGCGTCACAAAATTCTACGCTAAGTTTCAGATTATGTGTTTTCATTCTTTTGCCTCCTCGATATCCAACAAACTAAGCTGGTTATTTTTCATATCAAATACTCTGTCACGCCATTCAACGCCGATATAGTCAAGAACTCTTCCCCAGCCGTACTTTGTGCCGTCAGCATCTTCACAACACTTGTTCATCCAGAAATCCCACTCTTTTTCATTTCTTTCACGAAGCCTGTCAAAGCGGTGAGGGCGCTGTTCGATGTGTATTCCAAAGCCACACATCGAACAACCTGTACGCTGAGCTTTTGTTGTGCAAAGCTTTCCGTCAAAGTCACGTTTTATCTCGCCATAGATTGTAGGCACAGGCACATTCAAGTCAAGTGCAAGTTGTAGCAAGTCCTGCCTTGTAAATATGGCAAATGGTGCTGAACGTATCGTGCTTTTGCCAAAGTAATTGCAGCCGTTAAGCATTAGCGATTTTTCACGTCTGCCACCCTCACTTGCCATAAGTCCTAAGAACGGCACGCTCTTGTGTTGCTTCGCCCAATCATCACACGGCTTTTCTTTCATCCAATAGCAGCATTGTGATGATACCTTGAACGGTGGTATCTTGTAGTCAACGCCCTCG